TCCAGCGTACCCAATTGCCCTACGGCACTGCGCTAGCAATCAACACCACGGCGCGCGGCGCCAACCGGCAACTGACGTCAGAGTTGCCGTCGATTTTCTCCACCAAGGGTCGGCCGACGCCGTTCATCATGCGCGCTGTTGGCAACACGTTCGCCCGCAAGAACAACCTGCGAGCGGAGGTGTTCATCAAGCGCCAGCAGATGAAGGTCCTTGGCCTGGAAGAAACTGGCGGCTCGATTAGCCGCGCCCCCGGCGCCCCGATCCTGACGCCCGTCAACGCCAAGCTGAACGCCTACGGCAACATCCCGCGTGGTGCGATGCGCCGCCTGTTGGCAGACCCCAAACGCTACTTCCTGGGCCATGTTCGCGGGGTGTTTGGAATTTGGGAACGCACCCACACGCCCGGCTCAAAGAGCAACGCTGCCCACGGGCTGAAGCTGATCGCCGCACTGCGCGAGCGTGCTCGCTATCGTCCACGCTTCGGCTTCGGCGCACGCGTCGCGGCGCGGGTCAACGCAACGTTCCTGCCTGCGCTGTCGGCCGGTCTCGCCAAAGCGATGGCGACGGCGGTCGGCAGGTAGTGGCACGGGTCCTTCCTGGCCTTTCCGACATGCGGGTATTTCGCACCGCGCTTTGTCGCGACTGAGTGACCCTCTGGGATTGTGAATTCACATGACCGACGCCATCAGCAAGAGCGCCTTCGCTGCGCACCGTGGCGTCGGCACCAGTGCGGTCAGCAACTGGATCGCGCGAGGGCAGTTGGCGGGCGCGGCGCTGACCGAGGACGGCCAGATCAACGTGGAGGAGGCTGACAGGCAGCTCGGCGTAGCGGTGGATCCCGGCCGCGGCGCGCCGGCCGCCGGCGCGTCGGCATCGCGAGGGCAGGGCCAGGAAGACGATACGGCGGCGACGCTCGCCCAGATCCGGCTACGGAAAGAAACGCTGGCGCTGGAACAGCAAGAGCGCAGTGCCGCCCTCGATCGAGGGGAGCTGATGCGTGTCGATGACGCGCGGCGCGCATGGGCATCGGAGCTGGATGACCTGGTTGCGGCGACGGAGCTTTTCGTTGTCGAGCTGCCGGTCAAGCTGGGGCTGACGGGCCGCGAGTCGGTCGAGATCGCGCGCCGCGAGTGGCGGGCCTTCCGGGCACGTCGCGCAGAACAGGCGGACCACGACCGTGCAGCTTGAGGGGCTCGCAGATCCCGCTGAGATCGTCGCCGATGTGATCGCGCGCGGGCTTCAACCGCCGCCGCCTGTCGACCTGGTGAGCTGGGCCGCGCGCAATGTGCGCTTCGGCAGCGAGAGCCCTTTCCCAGGGCCATACGACCCTGACCGCTTCCCGCCCTACCGGCGGATACTGGAGGTGCTATCACCGGACCACCCGGCGCGTGTGGTGGCCCTGCGTGGCTCGGCGCAGATCGGCAAGACGGTCGTCGCAGAGATTTTTCTCGGCGGCACGCAGGACCTCGATCCGTGCCCGTTCCTTTACGTGCATCCGACCGAGCCCAACGCGCACCGGTGGGTGCGCACCAAATGGTGGCCGCGGGTGCGCGCGACGCCGGCGCTGGCGAGGCTGTTCGAGGGCCGCTCCTCAAAGGAGGGCGGCACCAGCTTGATGCTGCAGGAGCGCAAGGACGGACGCGGCATGCTGATCGTCTCGGGTGCGAACTCGGCGGCATCGCTGTCCATGATCACGGCGCGCCGCCAGGTGCAGGATGATCTGTCGCTGTGGGGTGACCTGGCTGAAGGAGATCCGGAAGGCCTTGCCGATGACCGGTCCAAGGCGTTTGCGTGGGGCAAGATCTTCAAGGTTTCGACGCCGCATCTGACGCACAAGTGCCGGATCAGTGATGCGTTCAACCGTGGCACGCAGGAGTATCTACACGTGCCGTGCCCGCACTGCGGGCACCTCCACCCCCTGGACTGGGATCAGTTCAGGGCGCGGGTCGAAGAAGATGCCGACAACGCTTTTTTCGTGTGCCCCGAGTGCGGCGGTATCATTGAGGAGAAACACCGGGGCGCGATCGTCGCCGCTGGCAAATGGGTGCCACACAATCCCAATCCGGAGCCGGGCTGGGTCAGCTTCCACCTGTGGGCCGCCTATGCCGGGCTCGAATCCTGGGCGAACCTGGCGCGCGCCTGGCACGCCGCGAAGGGCGATCCCACGGATGAGAAGCGCGTTACGAACACGACGGGTGGTGAGCCTTATGAACAGCCGGGCGAAGCGCCCGACTGGGAAGAGCTGAAAACCCGCGCGGAGAAGGGTGGCCGCAAGCGTGGTGTGGTGCCAATCGGCGCGCTGCTGCTGACCCTGACGCTCGACTGCCAGGATGATTACGTTGACGGCGTGGTGGTTGGCTGGGGCCGCGATCTGCGACGCTGGGTTGTCGACCGTGTGCGCGTTGAAGGCCATGTGTCCACGCCGGAGGCGCGGGCCGAGCTGAACGAACTTGTTGACCGAGCGTGGCTGACAGCGGCCGGATCCAAGCGTCGCGTCGATCTGACCGGGATCGATGCGAATGCCTGGACCGACGATGTCTTCGACTGGGCGAAAGGATTTCCGAAAACCCGCGTCGTGATGGTGCGCGGCGTGTCCGGAGACTCGGCACCGAGCTTGGCGCTGGTGCGGAAAGAGCGCCGGCGAGATGGTCGCCTGGTGAAGTATCAAGGCCGCTTCTACAACGTTGGCGTCGATCAGCTGAAAGCGGCGCTCTACAAGTTCCTGCGGATCGTTGATCCTGATGCCCGGGGCTACGTCGATCTGCCTTCGGGCTTTGAAGACGACTACTTCGAACAAGTAACGTCCGAGAAGCGCACCGCAGTGGTCAACCGGCGAGGCTTCACCATCTATCAGTGGCTCAAGCCGCGCGCGGTCCGGAATGAAATGCTCGACTGCATGGTCTATGGCGAGGCGCTGGCGGGGAAGTTGGGGTGGCGCACACTGACGCCGGCACAATGGGCCTCACTGGAAGCCGAACGCGAGATCGCCGCGGCGCGAACCGCCACGCAGCAGCGGGACATGTTCGCAGATCCGGTGCCGGCCCCCAAACCGGCGCCGCAGCCGATGCCGATGGTTACACATGTGCCGCCTGCCCAACCGGGCGGCCGGTCATTGGGGGCAATGTTGCCGTGACGAATGCCGATCCGATCACCAAGGCGCTGCGGCAGGCATCGCGCGGCGACCTGCGTCGCATTGCGCGCGGCGCCGCCGGCCGGCTGCAGGATCGGCTGCTGGGCCTCGGTTGGCTGGCGTATGTGCCTGGGCAAAGCCAGGTGCTGGCGCTGACGGTCCCGGGTGAAATCGAACTGCGTCATCGGATCTGAGCATGGCGTTCGAACAGAATCGTTCCGTCTTCGCTGGCTTGCCTGTGGCAACGCTGCAGCAGGCCCTCACGAATGCGCAGATGGCGTTGATTGCACTGCAAACGGGCCAGCAGGTGGCCACTCTGAGCTACGGCGAGGGCAATGGGACCAAGCACACGCAGTTCCGGGCGACGGATGTGGGTAAGCTTACCCAAATGATCGGCGAGCTGCAGGCTTGCCTGGGCTTGCGCGACCGCGCGCGGTCCGGCTTCAGGTTCAGCTACTGATGACGGGCCTGGTTGCTGCAGATGGTGTCACGCCGCTGGTGTCCCGGCCTGCGGAGGCGCCGCCGCCAAGAAAACGTGCGGCCCTGTCGGGGGAAGCGTCATGGGCGTTCCCCTACGACGCCTCGAGCTGGTACCAGCCGGAGAACGAGGGCTGGTTTCCGATCACGTATTCGCCGGATCATGAGATCAACGTCTACCGTGATCGCATGGTCGGCCGCGTGCGCGATGTCACGCGCAACGACGGCGCGGCGACCGGCGCGATCCTGTCGACGCTCGACCAGGTCATCGGCGGGTCCTACCGCCTCATTGCGCTGCCGGACTGGCGTTGGTTGCAGCGTCATTTCGGACCGCAGTTCGACGCAGAGTGGGCCGAAGACTACCGTCAGGCCGTTGAAAGTGAATGGCGCGACTGGTCTGAAGATCCGCTTTACTTCAACGACGCCGAGCGGCAACTCAGCGTCGCCGACCAGATGTGGCTGGCGTTGAGGCACCAGCTGGTGGATGGCGACACGCTCGGCTGCCTGGAGTGGCACCCGGATCGGGTGGGATATGGTGCGGCACGCTATGCGACCACGACACGCCTGATCGATCCAGATCGGTTGTCGAACCCGAACGAGATGATCGACACGCGGCATCGCCGCGGTGGCGTGCAAATTGATGACGATGGCGTGCCGATCGGCTATCACATCCGGCGCGGCCATGCCTTCGACTGGTATCAGTCGGTGGACAGTATGATTTGGGATTTTGTTCCACGTGAAACAGAGTGGGGCCGCCCCGTCCTGCTGCATTATTACGACCGCGATCGCACAACGCAGCATCGCGGTCTCGCGGCTTTCACGCCGGTTTTGAACACGTTCAAGATGCTGAATAAGTTCGACGCCGTAACCCTGCAGGCGGCGATCCTCGCCGCTGTCTATAGCCTCGCCGTCGAAAGCCCCTACGATCAAGAGGGGCTGAAGGAGATGCTTCAGGGTGGTCAATTGGACGAGCTGAATAATTATTCGGCCATGCGTGCGCAGTATCGTCGGGATCGGCCTATCAAGCTGAACAACGCGACAATGGTGCCGCTCTTCCCGGGCGAAACGATCAAGGCGATGGGGCCGACGCAACCGGGGCCGGAATATGATCCCTTCACACACGCGGTCTGCCGCAAGATCGCGGCGTCGCTTGGCACCACTGTGGAAGAGGTCACCCGTGACTGGACAAAGACCAACTACAGCTCTGCCCGGGCAGGCTTTGTCTCCGCGTGGCGGACTGTCAGCCGCCGGCGGGCGCGGTTCGATCGGGGCTACGCCCGCGGCCTCTATGTCGGTTGGCACGAAGAGGCCTACGAAATCGCAAAACTGCCGCTCCCGGCGGGAGCGCCAGACTTCGTGGAAGCGCGCGGCGCTCTGACGCGCTGTAAGTGGATCGGCGCACCGCGCGGCTGGGTCGACCCGGTGAAGGAAGCGCAAGGGGCCGTGCTCCGCATGGACGCGGGGATTTCCACGCTGCAGCAGGAAGCCGCCGAGCAAGGCCTTGATTGGGAAGAGGTGCTGGTACAGCGCGCGCGGGAACGGAGTATGATGAAGGAACTGGACATCCCGTATCCCGCGTGGATCGCGGGGATCTCGCCACAAGACGGTGGTGACGAGCCTGCTCACACGCAGGCCAGACGGCCGCAGCCGACATGACCCATTTCGCACACCTGGCGCAGCAGATCTTCAACCGTCCGCTAGCGATCCGGCCCGAGAAGGCTGAGATCATCATGGCGGCGATCGCCGATCGGCTCGGAATCGCCCGTCTTCGCATGCCGGATGGCCGGACGCGCCTGTTTGATGGCGGCGATATCATCTTCGCCGGCGAGGCTGAGCCCGCCTGCGCCGATGGCTACGAAGTCCACCAGGGCGTGGCCCTGATCGAAGTGCAGGGCACGCTGGTGCAGCGGCAGTTCGGTCTTCGCCCCACATCCGGAATGACTGGCTACAACGCCGTGCGCAGCAATTTCTTCACGGCGCTGGAAGATCCGTCGGTCAAGGCCATCGCGTTGGACATTGATAGCCCCGGGGGCGACAGCGCGGGCCTATTCGACCTGACGGACGCCATCTTCGCGGCACGCGGCAGCAAGCCCGTGTGGGCCATCCTGGACGAGAACGCCTGCAGCGCCGCCTATGCGATCGCCGCGGCTGCCGATCGCATCACGGTGCCACGGACAGGCTATGCCGGCTCGATCGGCGTCATTTGCATGCATGTCGACGTGACCGGCATGCTTGAAAAGGAAGGCGTCACGGTCACCGTGCTGCAATTCGGCGCGCGTAAAGCGGACGGTCAGCCTGTGGTGAAGCTGTCCGATGACGCCCGCACGGCGATGCAGGCCGATATCGACACGATCGGCGAGTTATTCGTTACGACGGTGGGACGATATCGTGGCATCTCGGCGAACAAGGTGCGGGATCAGGAAGCGGCCGTGTTCATGGGCGCAAAGGCGCGGGATGCCGGCCTGGTCGACGCGGTAATGAGCCCGGCGGAGGCCTTCGCGGCCCTGGTCAAGTCGCTGGGCTGACATTTTCTCGGCGCGTGGAACGGGGCGAAAGCCCCTCGCGCGTGCTCTGGAACGGAAACGACACGGTTTTCGATGTCGCGGGCCAATTTTTGGGCCACGATGGACGAACAGCAACGCAAAAGGAGAGCATGATGAGTTTGCGCCAACGGCTGCTCGGCAGCTCGCGCTTTGGTCATTTCGGTGGTGCGCCGACCCCTGCCGTCGCCGGCAGCGCTGCCGAAGGTGAGGACGAAGCTGCTCGGGCTGCCAAGAAAAAGGCGGACGAGGACGAAGCCGCCAAAGTTGCTGAAGAGGATGAGGCGCGCAAGGCACGCAAGGCACGCAAGGCACGCCGGGCTCGCAAGGCAAAGAAAAGCGAGCAGCCGAGCGATGAGGATGATGATCCTGACGGCGACGATGCCGGCGACGATGAAGAAGATGAGGATGACGAGGACGAAATGAAGAAGGCGGCTGTGGCCGGCCACGATTTCGCTCTCGACGCCGCCTTCCGCATGGGCGCCCGCTCCCAGCGCCGTCGTTGCGTCGCGATCTTCGCCAACAAGGCGGCGGCTGTGAATCCGGTATTGGCCATGTCACTGGCGTTCGAGACGACGATGACCGCCTCGGCGGCGATCGGCGTGCTGGAGCGGACGCCGGTGGCCACACCCAGTTCCTTGCACGCACGCATGGCGGGTAGCGCATCCGGCGGCGTTCGTGTGCCGCCAATCGTTTCCGAAAGTCCGGGTGGCGCGGTCGCAGTTGAAGCGAGCTGGGATCGGGCACTGAGGGGTTTCGCGCCCAAGTCCTGATCCGAATCTGTATCAATCCCTAGACGCAAGGAACCATTCCGATGGTGTCTCCCGTCCTTTATGAGCGCCGGCATTCCTTCGGCTTCGTGGTGAGCGAAGAAGAAGGCACGCGCTCTCGCGACCAGGTCACGCTGCTGCAGCAGACGCCCCCCAATCCGCCCAGCGCAGCCTCGCTTTCGGCGGCCACGACGGGCGGGTCGCTCGCGAGCGGCACGCTGTATGTGAAGGTCGCGTATGTCGGCGCCTTCGGCGAAACCGAGGGCTCCACCGAGGCCAGCGTCTCAGTTACTGGGCCGACCGGCGAGGTAACGATC